ATCAACTGAAAGCAACACCGCTTCATTGGCGAACTCACTGAGTTCACCCCGGATTTCCCCAAACAACGGCCCCTCGCCGGGCTCGGCCACCACATCAATCTCCAGCGGTGCCGAGCCGCTTGTCAGCCGCGAGGCAAACTCGAGACCATCCGGACCTTCCCGGACATCAATGCAAAACGCCTTGATCAGCGGCTGCAGCACAGCGCGCGGGGAAGCCGGGCTGGAAATCACATGCCCCGTCACCACGCCGTCAACGCGATCGACGTTGAAATCCGTCATTCCCGCTTCGCTCAACACGCTGGCGATCAGGTCCTTGAGAGCAACCGTGCCCAACCGTCCGTTCAGCCAATGACCGGTCAGCCAGTTTGCTCCGTCAGCCCAGATCGAGGCAGACAGAGGAAACGCCGGATAGGGTCGCGTGTCCCAGGTCCAGAGGTGGATGTGGTCGGTTGAAACCATTCCATCGGCGTTGGCCGCTCCGGCCCAATGGGCGAGATGAGCCTCGAGAAAAGCCCGCTGGGCGAGATCATCACGGCTACCGTTCGAAAACCAGGGAACAGCCCCTTCGGATGATTTGGGATCGGGGAACAGGTTGGGCTGATTGGCGCCCTTGTCGACTGCCGGGCAGCCAAGCTCGGTGAACCAGAACGGTTTGGAGCCGGGAACCCAGGCACTGGGGATTGCCGCCTCGCTGCCGCCGGTCCGGTCAAAATGCTGACTTAGCCACCAGCCGCGCAGGTCCTTGAAACGGTAGATCCAGTCCTTGCCTGCCAGCCCGTCGGTGATGGCAAGCCGGTCGCGCGCATTCCGGCCCGCCTCATCGGCATAATGCCAGTCATAGCCCTCGCCACCGGCAATCGCGGCGCGCATGGCAGTAGCGTCATTGGCAAAGCCGGCACCATCTGGGTTGCCGCTGGCAAGGTCCGCATCGCGCCAGTCGCTCAGCGGCATGTAGTTGTCGATGCCAATGGCGCCAATCGCCGGATGCGCCCAGAGCGGATCGAGATTGAAATGAACATCACCAGACCCGTCATCAGGCCGGTAGCCGGCATATTCGGTCCAGTCGGCGGCGTAAGTGACCGTCGTTGCCTCCCCCAACATTGCCTTGGCGTCAGCAGCCAGCTGGATCAACTCATCGACAAAGGGAAACGCGCCGGTCTCGTCACGCAAACGGGTCAGACCGATCATCTCGGATCCAATGACAAAGCCATCGACGCCACCCGCAACCTCAGCCAGTGCAGCGTGGTGCAGGATGAACCGCCGGTAGCCTTCATCACCGCTCTGCCAGGTCACGCTATCGCCTGCGACACCAAGATCAGAAGCCAGCGCCGTGCCACAGAGCGCCGCGATTTCGCTGCGCATCGCAGCAGTCCCGTCGGGCGTGCCGGGCAACCCCGATGCTACACTCGCGGTCATGCGCCCGCGCCACGGATAGACCGGCTGGCCGGTTCCGCCTTCGGGCTTGGGCAGCGTGTTGCCCTCGGACACATCCATCAGCACAAAGGGATAGAGCACCACCTTGAGGCCGCGGGCTTTGAGATCACGGATCGCCTCGATGATCGAGGTGTCGTCCGGGGTGCCGCCATAGGCCGGGCCGCCATTGCTGGCGCTGACCAGATGCGCAGTGGCGCGATTCAGGCTGCCCACTTTCCAGGGCCTGGTTTCGCCTTGCCTGACAGCCACCTCGACACCGGGTCGAAAGCGGCAATGGCTGGCGCGCAGATCATCACCAAACCAGGCGGAGACCAGCGCCACCGATTTGAGATTGGGGCACAGCGCCTGCAACTCATCAATCGACTGGGCCCAGTCCGTGGAGGCCTGACGCATGTTGCGGTTGAGCAGCCGGGCAGATCCAACGCCGAGTGTTTCGCGCACCGGCGTGGTCGCATAGCCATGCTCGGTCGATCCCGGGATCAGCGCCACCGCCTTGATCGCAGGTTCAAGCGCGCCCACCGGGCGAACCACCTCGAACTGCAGCGCCGGGATGCGATTGCCGAAATCATCAAGCGGCAGCCGTTCAAACACCACATAGGCAAGCCCGCGCCAGGCAGGCACCTTGCCAACTCCCTGTTTGGCTTCAATCAGCGGATCGGGCAATTGCGTGGGCGTGCCGTGGTAGATCCGTATGTCGAGGCTTTCGATATCCAGCTCCCGGCCATCGGCCCAGACCCGCCTGATAAAGGCAACAGGTCCTTCGCAAAGCCCCAGGGCAAAATTGGCATGATACTGATAGCGTTCGACCTTCGGTCCGCCACCTTTCCCACCTTGGCGCTCCCGCGTCACCGTTTCCTCGAACCGGGTTGCCCAGATCAATGCGCCTGCAATGCGCAATGTGCCGTGCACTCTGAGAACGGGCGACCCTTCATCGGCCGAGGGAATGCCCGCGCCGCTCAGCCCCCGCCCGGCAATGGTGCGGGTGGAGTTGATCAGGCTGGTGTCGAGCATGCCGCCAAGGGTTGCGCCAATCGCCGAGCCGATGGCAGAGCCAACCGGGCCGAACAGGCTACCCAGTGACGCACCGGCCACCTGCAGCAGGATAGTCGCCATATCGATACCTCGTGTTTCAGTCTGCCGTTTTCAGTCTGTAAGGGGAATGCGGTGCACGGCGGCAATCCGCCGCCGCCAGGAGGGAACCAGCACGCTTTCGATAACGCCCGCAGCTTCATAGGCGTGGATGAAATGATCGGGGCCCGAGAGAATACCCGCATGCTTGGCCGAGACCCCAGTGCGCCAGCGGAACAGGACGATATCCCCGGCTGCGGCCTCCGGGAGCGCAATGGGATCGCCGCAATGCAGGCGCGCGGCGATGATCAACCGGTCGCTGCCCGCCCGTTCTGCCCAGTCCGGCGCATAGGCGCCCGGCTCCTCGGCTGCATGCTTGGTCACTTCCGCCCAGACCCCGCGCACCAGGCCAAGGCAATCGCAACCCACACCCTTGCGCGATCCCTGATGCCTGTACGGCGTGCCGATCCAGCTGCGCGCTACGGCCACGATGCGCTGGCGGTTTTGATCGCTGCTCATGGCACGATTGGCCGGCCGTCATGGACCGTATCGGCATCTGCATATCCGTAAGCAAAATCACTGCCCGGCAAATAGGGAAAGCCCTGAAAATTGAGTCCGTTGGCGAACTTGGCTGAACAGGTTTCGAACGCCTTGTCGCACCCTGCCGACACTTGCAATTGATCGCCGGGGTCAGGCAGCCGCGCCACAGGCGACCACAGCGCAAGGCGTGCCCCGCCCGCTTCCACCGTGTGGCTTGATATGTCGGCTGCCACGCCCGCAAGCAAACCGTCTGAAAACCGCATTCGGCCATTGGAGAACCAACCGGCAGGCCGGCTTTCAAGGCCACTGACGATCAATGTCATCTCGTCACTGACTGTAGCGATTTCGCCTGTCATCGTGAACGGTGCTGCGGAGATATCCCTGGTGCAGCGCGCGTCTCCAAGATCGGCGTCGCAGCGTTTGCCATAAAGCCGGCCGTGGGGCTGGTCGAGCCCCGCCGCCAGGCTGCGCAGTTCGACCGTAAACGCCTGACCTGCAGTGCGGACCTCGCCCAGCTGCCGTGTCGAGAGCACCACATGATCATCGGGGCTTTTCCAGTTGACCAGAAAGGTCTCGACCCGCGCACCGTCATAACGCCCCAGCGCCAGATCATCAGCGCTGATGGCCGAGTCAGAGAAAGCACCGGCCACATCGGCAGCATCAGCTTCCAGCCCAAGCCCGGTTTCCACCTCGCTGGCGCGAAACCCGGTGGCGGCGGAAAACACCGTGCTGGCAAATTCAAGATCATGATCGTGCTCGGTGAAGCCCAGCACCATCCCGTCAGTCCGGGTCAATCGCCAGGCATGGCAGGTGGTGGTCGATGTCTGGTCCAGATGTGTCGCAAGTGCTTCCGGCAAGTCTCTCATGGCTTGATCTCCACCAATGGCACTGTCGGCACCGAGCCCGCCTTGAAAGCCGCGAGGCTGATCTCGATGCGGTCGGCGTCAAAGCGCACAGGAATGTCGAACTCATAGCCTGCAGTCACCACCGCACCCGGTGCAGGCGTTGCCCCCAGCGCAATCGTCACCACGCCGGTGGCATATTCCACCGCATAGTCGCCCGGATCCAGAGCCAGACCGTCCACGGCCAGCAGCACGCTGGCCTCGGCGGGTTTTTCGATCCGCCGAGTCGTCGCGCCTCCCGCATCGGCGTAGGTCTTGCTCAGTTCAAACTCGGTCCGCACCCCGTCGCCGGTTCCGATCTTCTGGTCGATGGCGGTGACCGCCTGCCCGGGTGGAGCCGAGGCATGATCGACCGGATCACGAAAGCGAAAACCATAAAGCTGGCCGCGCCGCGCCTCGAAGAACGCGGTGAGCTGGTAGAGATCATCAAGACCGCGCAGCCCGGTTCCGGCGTCATAGCGCCGTCGCGCATCGGCCCAGCGGGCATTGCGGGTTTCGCCGCCATTCGACAGCGCCACGATATCGGTGCGACGTCCCGGTCCGCCGCTTGCCCCAAGCGACAGCCTGAGCGGAAACCGCACTTCATGAAAACCGTTGCTCATGCTTCACCTCTCGCTTCACAGACCACGTCGGCCACGGCCGACCGCACGGGCCAACATGGCCGTCACCTGTGCTTCGGATTTTGAAAAACTCGCCGCATCCGGCGTCGTCACATTGAAGGTCACCTGCACCGGTTGAGCGCCACCGCCGGAGGCCACGCCAAGTCTGCCGTCGGGCCCGCGCTGCAGTGGCAGGATTGCCTCCGCTCCCGCCTCCCCCATCAACCCGACATCGCCGCCCTGCATCGGAAACAGGGACGGTCCGCCAACCACGCCGCCATCGGCAAAAGCGGTCAGACGTCCCGGCACGCCCCCCTTGGCAAAGGGCAGCAGACGGCCAAGACTTCCGGTCAATCCAGCGATCGAGTTGCTGACAAGCTGGTTGAGTGGCTGCGTGCCTGCATCAAGTGCAATGCCCACCATGCGGTTACCCAGCGTGCGCAACACATCATCGAGGTTACGTCCGTCCACAGTGGCGGATTTCAATGCGCCGGACAGCGCTTCGCCAAAGGAATCGGCTTTTTGCGTGAGTTCATCGAGCGCCCGGTCGGCGCCATTGAGGTCCAGCTCGACATTGACATTCAGGTTCGGCTCATCGGTCATCAACAGGGTCCTTTGCAATTGGGGCAAGCGGCTTGCCGGGCGTGTCCGGAAGCAGTGCCATCAGCTCGTCCAGCGCTTGTCTGCTGAGCATTTCAGGCAATGCATTGGCGCCCAGCAGCGCCTTGAGTTCGGGCAGGCTCAGCCGCCAGAACGCGTCGGGTGTCAGCCGCAGGTGGCCGAGGCCGAAGCGGATCACGGACGCCCAGGGGAAAAGCGTCCGGTCCGGCATCGTCACCTTTCTGCCACCTGCGGCGCGGAAGGGTTTGGCCCGATGTCCGGAACCGCACCCTCCCGATCTGAAATCTGTTTTGGGTTTCCCGCCGCTTCCGCCCCGCCAAAACTGACCCACAGCATCTCGGTGGCGATGCGGGCGAAGCCTGCCGCCCCGCCCTCGGTCGACATTTCGGCCACATCCTCGTCGCTCAGCCGATTGCCGGCGCCGCGCAGTCCCGCGCCAACGATGCGAATGATGTCGCCCGCCGAAAGCTGACCCGCTTCGAAACGGCCCGCCAGTTCACTCAGATTGGCGACGCCAAAGCCGCTTTCGAGTTCCGCCAGCGCGCCGAGCGTCAGGCACATGAGCCGGCTCTCGCCATCGAATTTCGCCGCGATCTCGCCGCGGCGGCGGTTGGGGTAAACGCTCATCGCCGCCTCACGCCGCCGCGAAGGCAAGCGCACCGGCCGATTCCAGCGCGATCTCGAAGGTCACCTCGCCGTCGTGGCGACCGGAATATTCAAGTGCCACGATCTGGAACGGTCCGGTCACGGTGCCGAAATCCGGGATCGCCACCTGCCAGTCGCGGATCTCGCTGGCGAAGAACACCGTTCGGGTCAGTGCATCGCTCGCCTGATCCTTGAACAGCCCGCCCCCCGACAGCGACGCCCGCTGCACCCCGGTCCCGCCCAACAATTCGCGCCACCGCCCGGCGGATTCGGCGTCGGTGATGTCGACAGCCTCGGCGTTGAACGCCAGCCGGCGGGCACGTAGCCCCGCGATAGTGACGAAATTTCCGCCATCATCGATCTTGATGAGCAGGTCCTTGCCTTTCTGGGCCGTCATGGAATTCTCCTTTCAAATTCTTGGTTGGCAATTTGGCAGCGAGGCACAATCACGGCTGCGTCACGGCGCGAAACCTCAGCCGCGCCACATGCAGCCCGGTTCTGGGCGCGCGGCGGCTCACCGTGCGTTCGTGCCGGAGGTTGATCAGCGCCGCGCCCTCCAGCACCAGTTCCGCGTCATGCAGTCCCGCGCGCACAGCATCTGCCAGTTCCACCGCCTGTTTGCGGCCGTTCTGTTTGGTCCAGGCTTCGATTTCGAACCGATGCTCGCTCGCGACCTCATCGTCGGTTGAAAAATCCGTGCTGGTCGCCTGGCCCATCACCAGATATGGCGGTTCCGCCCGGGTGATCTGACGGTCGAATATCCGGCCAGCCCCGATAATGGCGAGCACATCCGGATCTGCCGCCAAGAGCTCGACCACAGCTGTCTGCAATGCATTGGCGCTCATGGCTGGCTCTCCTCGCAATCGCAACTGAGATAGCGACGCGTCTCGTCGGGATCGCGCGACGCGCGAATGAGCAGGTGACGGCCCCGATGCACAAACCGCATGGCGTGCCGGACATCGTCGCGATAGCGGATGGTGACCCGGTGCGTGACCGGCGCGGTAGCAGCCCCAGCCGTTTCGCGGGCTCTTGCGCGTAGCGGTTCAATCCGGCCCCAGAGACTGGCCACCATCTGCCAGTACTCGATCACGCCGCCCTGCCCGTCAACGGGCCCTACATGCAGTCCATGCGCGGCGGCTCCATCTCGATGATCTTTCAGGAGCCGATGACATCGCTCTCGCCGCTCCACAAGATCGGCAACCAGGTGGAAGAAGCGCTGCGGCTGCACCAAAATATCAGCGGCCGGGAAGCCTATGAGACGACATTGTCGATGCTTCGGATGGTCGGGTTCCCCGATCCGCCCCGTGCCTACAACATGTATCCGATGGAACTGTCAGGAGGGCTGAGACAGCGCTCGATGATCGCCATGGCGGCGATCTGCCAGCCGGCGCTGCTGATAGCGGACGAGCCGACGACGGCGCTCGACGTGACGGTTCAGGCCCAGGTGCTTGCCCTATTGCGCGATCTGCAGGGC